GGTGGATCGTTACCTCCTGCGCGAGTACTTGGATATCAGCGCCCACCCTGTTAGCGCCAATCGACAGATCGCCGTCCTTAGCTCTGCTTGGGCGTGGGCCTTGGAGCGATTCAAGATACCTGATAATCCTTGCAAGCAAGTTAAGCCCAACAAAGAGAAGCCCAGAACTAAATACATCAGTGACGCTGAATTTAGGAAGGCCAAAGACCTAAGCCCTTCCTGGCTGAGCGTGGCAATGGACCTATCGTACATTTGTAGGGCTAGGCGGGGCGAGGTGTTGGCGCTGACGTTTGCCGAGGTGAGCGATGACGGGCTGCTAATTCGACGGAGCAAGGGGAGCAAGTCGGAGGTGACTCAGTGGACGCCAGCGCTCCGGTCTGTCATTGATAGATCGCGCAATCTTTGCGGCTCTACTGATTACCTAGTGCGTACCGCAAGGGGGGGCATTGGTATTCCGCAGTTCGATTCCGCATGGCGGCGTTTGATGTCCATCATCGTTGCTCAGGGAGGCGCACGATGGACCTTTCATGACATTAAGGCTAAGGGTTTGAGTGATATGGCTGAGCCGTGGGCCGGTCACAAATCTGCTTCGATGCTTGATGTCTACGTTAGAACGCCAAGGAAGGTCACGCCAGATTATTCGGATAATGCTGATCTCTGAAGATCTTTATCCTTGTTTTTATCCCACTAAGGGCTGGGGGATTTTGATTGTCCTCCCAAAGCCGCATAAACACTGATAAAATTGGCGCGGAATAGAGGATTCGAACCTCTGACCTTCGGTTTCGTAGGTGGACGTTCTTTTGAGTAATGGCGGTGCTTACAGCCCGATTGTGGGATAAAATCAGGGCTAAAGAAATGGCTAAAACACTGGGCTTGGTGAGACTTTTATCCCACACAAACCCAGTAATATGTGCGTCGGTTCCGTATCAGGAAATACGCCACACTCGGTAACGATTATCGCCTTCTGGGCGGCGGCTTATTTTGTATTCAGCGGGTAGCCACCCAGAATTTTTTTGTGCTTGAACGGCGGCGGTTGCCCTAGGCGCGTCCATTTGGCTACAGGTAAATGAATCCCCTACCTCTAGGTCTGCCAGCCAAGCCCATTTAGACCCACGCGTACGCTCTAGTGCGGTAACGGGGACGTTTTTTTCGATAGGTGGTTTAAGCATTGCCGCCTCTCCTCATTGCTGAGTTAATGAACCAAGTGGCGCGAGGTGAGTCACCGCCAATATTCCAGCGGATCGGAACGTCTGACTCTACAGCGACACCGCCGTCGTAATATTTCCATGCATACACAGTGACGCGGATGGTCTCCCCTTCGGCGTCAGTAAAGGCTAGATCCCATTGATGCGAGACCTTCTCCTCTGGGTTGTAATCGATCCAGGCGGGCTTGCCGAATGTGTGAACAAGGTCCGAGTATTTTGCAGCGATATGACCTTGCAGGAATGTTCCACTGATGTCCTCGCACGTCTCAAATTTAAGCATTTTGATATCCTCAATTAGCAACATAGGAATAGGCGCAAACAATAAAAAACAGAAACATTGCCGCGCCAAGTAGGTTATGCATGGGCGTAATCTTTTATGTCCGACTCGCCGTGCAAAAATATTAGATAGTCCGCAGCTTCGTCTGCATTAACGAACTCAACCGGCTGCCCGTCATACTGGCACTCGCCTAAGTCGATATCGTAATGCCCTGACAGATACCCATCTGCATTTCCTTCAATTGGCTCGGCGGTAGAGCCTCCCCAATCAAGGTCGTCGGCTTCCACTTCCAAAATTATTTTAACCTTCATCCCTAGCCCTCCTGTCGGCGGTTTGTTCGGCTTCCATTGCTCGGCGCATAATCTCCGCGCGGGCATCCTCGGTAAGACATAAATGCTCGCCTAATCCCTGTGGATCGTATTGATTGCGTAGCCATAAGCGTGCGGTCCAAACCATGCGCCGAATCTGGCCCTGGTCTAGGTCATCAATTGACTTTGCCTGGGCATGAGTCATAGCCGCGCATAGATTGGCGGCGTCCTCCTCATAGCCTTGAATGAAGCGGCTCATATTGCTCATGACAGACCCCCCGAATACCAAACGCTAAAAACGATTAGCGCAGGGAAAAGCGAGACCAAAACGAATAAACCAATAAAGTCTGAAACATTGCTCATTGTCATTTCCTCCAATTCAGATATTGCTAGGTGGGGCCGCAATTACGCGGCCTTGTTTTCTAGTTCAATGATGCGGTCAATCCGTGCCGCGTCTGCCCTCATTAGCTCGCGGGGGGTTAGCAGACCAAGGTTATAAAGATTGTCCAGCCTGCCCTCATACCGCTCTAACCCAAATACGGTTTGCATGTTGGCGATTATCTCTAGCGCGCTTTGAATGTTGCTCTTCATGCCGCACCCCGCTCAGATCCCAGTGAATCAAGCCACTCATGTACAACTTTCTCGCCTATGATGTAGGTATACATATTTACCACGGCTTCGGGATTAGAGAAGTCGGTAAAAACCTCTCCAAAATGATCTTGCTCGTATTCTTTAATGATGTTGATACATTCAAAGACGTGATCCCCTAGCCATTGAGCGGCCTTATAGGTGCCAATGATGTAATAGTCTTGATTGAATGCCTCGTGATGCAGGTCTACAGGATCAATCTCGCTAAGGTTCGTAAAGTAATTCTCCGCGACGTAATCCGTTAAGTGGTCTTTAATTTCTGATTGCTTGTAATACATTGCTATATCCTCGTTTTGTGAGCGTTGATTAGTAAGCGAACCGCGAACCCGCGCGGCGCTCAATAAGCTTGTAAATTATGAAATCAGCGGGCGTCACATCTGCGCGCAAACACAGCTTTTCAATTGTGCGGCGGGCTTCTTGCTCGCTGTGATATGTGCGATCTGTGGTGGGCGCTGGCGTCTTGCTAGCGGTTCCAGCGTCCAGCGGTGCGATGTAGTAATACATAATTTAATCCTCGTTTGTGAGCGTTAGTAAATGTTGGGATAAGCCCCAACAATTGCGAAGGTATAGCAGCACAAATAGCTTGTCAACTAATATGTGAATTATTTTTTAGATAGCGCTGTGTTGATATTAATTTGTGTGGGTGTTGATGGCGTGCCTGGAGGGCGGTGATAGAGCCTCAGAGGAACGATATTTGCGGAGGGGTAATTGTTAGGGTTGTTGATTATTTAACCCATTGAGCCTGCTGGCAATTGCTGAGGGCAGGTTGTAGCGGTAGAGGGTGAATGTAACAGCGCTGCCGCCGTATTAATCCCCTGTAATAGATATAGTAATAAACACAGTGCAGTGATCTATTAATTTAGCCCTGTGTCCTTAATGCAGATCTGTGGTCTTAATACTGCTCTGTGGCCTTAATGTTGTTCTGTGCATGGTTCCGTATACGCCATGTATACACAATGTATTCTTAAGCACGCTGACCCATGTTATGCGGTCATTAGCTACCGTAAATCTACATTATGGGAAGTCATAAACACCAGCCATCTCTTGCATTGGTGCGGGCTGGCAGGTTAGTGACCACTACTTACTTGTCGCAAGCAAGTCACACAGTCATGCGGGCTTCAGGCATAGTGAGTGCTTGCATTTCGGGCAGTGATTGAGGCCGGGGGGAGGGGGGTGTGGGCCGCCGCATCACGTATGGTCCCACTCCCGCTTACTAAAAAATAAACCTCCGCTTACTAAAAAATAAAACCAACCCAAATCCCTGAAACCCACGTGGCTGTATGTCTGAGACCCGATTAGGGTCTTTTGACAGGGCGGTCTATGACCAGTTGCACGACAAGTAATATATGTATAAGATGGGCTACTTACTTGTTTGGAACAAGCGCTTTGGACGACAAGTTAGCTGAGCAGTGTGGGGAGCGTAAGTCCGTTATTGCCCGTAAGAGGGGTAGAGAAGAGGCTCGCTCTGAAAAGCGTGAATTAGCAAAGCTGTCACGGGCTGAACAGCAGCATCGCTTGAGTTTGCTTAGGGCTGAGTTTTTAACCCACTCCTCTCTTGATCGTTACGTTGAAAAAATATTCTCCATGGCTCTGGATGATGAGCATCAAGCGCAATCAGTGGCGATTAAGCTGATTGCTGAAAGAATCCTCCCCGTTGCCTCGTTTGCCAATGAATCGAAGAAGTCATCTGCTGTGAATATCAATATCTCAGGACTTAAAGTGGATGTTGAGGAAAAAGGCGTCAACGATCCTGTGTCAATCCAATGAACAATGGCTGATCTAGACCTCAAATTGCTCCCCTGGCAGGAGGAGGTGATGAGTGATTCCTCCCGCTTTAAGGTCGTTGCGGCTGGTCGTCGTACCGGAAAGTCTTATCTGGCGGCAATCTCTCTAATCTTATCGGCACTAGACGGCAAGCAAGGAAAGACGTTTTACGTCGCCCCCACTCAAGGTCAGGCCCGTGACGTACTCTGGCACACCATCTTTGATATTGCTGGCGAGATTATCGAACGCAGCCACGTTAATAACCTAGAAATTACTTTAAGTGGCGGGAACGTCATTTACCTAAAAGGCGCTGATAGACCTGACTCCTTGCGCGGGGTAAGCCTGAAGCACCTTGTGCTGGACGAATACGCTTTTATGAAGCCTGATGTCTTTGAATCCATCCTAAGACCCGCACTTGCGGATAGAAAAGGCTCTCTTATCGCCATTGGAACCCCTGAAGGTAGAAATCACTTCTACGACATGTTCCAAGGGGCATCGACTTGGAATGACTGGGAGCAATTTCACTACACATCCTTTGACAATCCCTTAGTAGACAAGGCAGAAATTGAGCACGCTCGCGCCACTCTTCCGTCATGGGCCTTCCATCAGGAGTTTATGGCTTCATTTGATGCCCGAACCGGCGGGATTTTTGATGTTGATAACTTCATTTACCACGATGAAAGTGTAAAAGAGCCAGGCGAGCACTATATCTCTATTGACTTGGCTGGCTTTAAGCATCAGGGGCAAAGAAAAGCAAAGAAGCGGGACAATTCCGCCATCGCCGTCACAAAAGTTACCGCAAATGGCAAATGGTACGTCGAAGATGTGATTTACGGACAATGGTCCTTGGACGAGACCTGCGAGAAAATCTTTGCTGCTGTTGATAGATACCGTCCCATGAAGGTTGGGGTAGAAAAAGGAATCGCCCAGCAGGCTGTGATGAGCCCTC